GACAACGAGATCGTGGCCGAACTTGGCTCTGCGATCTTGCTCAAGGTCGCAGGGATGGACCACGAGGCAGATCTCGGCGGCGCGTGGGAGTACATCAAGCACTACGGCGGCAACAATCCGATCAAGGAGATCGAGAAGTTGCTCGGGCGCACGAAGGCTGCGGTCGAGGAGATCCTGTCAGAAGCTGACAGGTTGAAGGAGGCTGCATGAGCGACTTACAACGTGCAGTGAACCTCGTCATCGACGCAGGTCTGTCAACGGGACACGCCGAGACGTGCTTCGATCTGGTCGGTGAACTGCTTGACCAGATGGCAGAGATCCGAAACGAAAACGAGCGTATGTCGAAAGCCATCGTCACTCACCGTCAGACTCTGACAAAGCTGACCGGAGAGGACAGCAAGACGCTCGAGCTTCAGGGTGGTGCCGATGCCCGGTTATGGGCGGTGCTGAAATGAAGATTGACTTCAACGGCACCGAGTACGACATCGCGCCTTGTATTTGCGGCAGTATTGCTGTCGAGTACGACGCTGGCATTATGGCGTGTCAAATCAAATGCTTCAACTGTGGCCGGACTGTCATCCACAACGGGTTTCAAGAGGCATTGGTCGAGTGGAACAACGGCAATGGTGGACGGCAGAAGTTCGGCTACCCAACCGACGAGGAAGTCTGCAAGCTGTGTGAAGGCTGCTCCGAGGACTTCTACAACGGGAAGAATCCCTACGGCATCGAGGAATGCTGGAACCTCAAGACAGCGAAGGTGGTTCAAAAGAGATTCGTCCCGCTCGATGCAGTCCCACCGTGGGGAGGCTACCCCGTCAGATGGACGCTCTCGTGTCACCGGCGTACCGGGTACGTAAGCGTACCTCCAGAGTGCGTTCGATGAAAGGAGGAGAGCATGGACCCGATCATGTCAGGAAAGCTGGACAGGTGGATCACCGGCAACTACGGTGAGGATCACCCCGACAACGTGGACGACCGCTCGGACCGTGAACGGCACGAGGAAATCTGTCGTGCGATGGACCGGGATCGGCGCCGCCGCTCGCTGAACAACGGGCTTTGCTTCGAGTGCAACATCGTTCTTTCCAAGGATGCGTACTCGAACGGAAGATGTCAGCAGTGCGGCACAGACCTGGACGTGTGGCGATGAGTGATGATCGACTCTGCGAATGCGATTACTGCGGAGTCCTCCGTGTATACACAGCCGGGGCTTCGTGCCCCGGCTGTGGTGCGCCACTGACTCCCGGTGAAAGGAAGAAGTCAATCAAGCCCGAGGAACCAGCAGCTTACAGCCCAATGCTACTCGATCAAGCTCGTGGCATGCAACAAAGCCAGCTTGATCGGATGAATCAGGCTCTCGGGATGCAACAGTCGAGCCCGTACTTGAATCAGCTCGGTATGCAACAGCAGATGCTGAATCAGGAAATGGCTTCGATGTTCGGCATGCCGAGCTACATGTTCGGCAGACCAGAAAGGAGAAGAAAGAAATGAGCAAGGTAGTCATCAGAGTGGAGATCCCGGTCGAGGTCATGGTCAACGAGACATCTCGAAACATCTCTCACCATATCCAAAGTGAGATCGAAGCGATGATCGAAGATGCCGAGGCAAACCTCGAACAGAGCTTGGACTGCATCGAAATCACCTGTGACATCGAGGAGTGATGGCGAAATGCCCTGATCCCGTGGCGGGATCGGGGCAGCCTGCCACTTCACGGGTGCGATCCGTACTCGTGGAGGTCTGACAACGAAAATCGATTACAGGGGATTCTGAGCATGATTTTTCAAGTACCCGTCATACCCGTCATTCTGTCATTGTTCTGGTTGGCAGTCGCAATCGGTGGATTTGTATGCTGCCTTTACGCCTGTTTCATGTTTCTCGAAAGCCTGACCCGCTTGTTCAGGGGTTGACATTTACAGCAAATCATGGTATAATGGAGGCGAAAATGGAGAAAGTTTATTCAATCAAGGTGGTGCTGACAGTGACACTGGTGGCTCTGATCGTCGGTGCTGTTGTTGGTGCCGCTTTCCTGTCAGAAACTGACACGAGATCGAACGAGTACCACATAGCTCGGTGGTCTGCGATGCAAGGTGATCCAGAGTTCAGGGCACTTGGTCCAGAGGATCGGATCGAAGTGATACTCGTTGAAATAAGAGACGGCGCCGATCCAAAACCAGCATGGCCCGTCGTGAGTGAGATGCTGACCAATGCGTATGCCGACATCTACGCAAACGGATTCGTCGATTGTCAGGATGAATGCGAGCAGACAATCGATCAGATTCACATGGTTCAGGCTCTCATGGAAAACGAGGGGAGGTGACATGCCCAAGCCGAGTACCACCGAATTCATTGGTAGCAACTTCAGGAAATGTCGAGAGGAGGCAGGGTTCAGTCATCAACAACTGGCTGACGCTGTGAACGAACTCGGCAGAATCAACGTGTCGTGGCGGCACATCTACCGTCTCGACCACAACGAATCAGCACCATCGCTACCACTGGCTCAGGACTTGGCACTCATACTCGGCAAAGAGATCAACGAAATTTGGGAACGGGTTTCAGTCGATGAAGATTAAGACGCACGGCAAACTCATCATCATACCAGCGAGCCAAGACACCTACCGAATGAAGGACATGCTGAAGCTGGTGCCGGGTGCGAAGTGGGACACGGCTGTCGGGGGGTGGACATTCCCCGCAGCCGCCATGACAGCATCGGCACTTCGCCTCATGCTGCCACAGGACAAGAAATCAAGGTGTCAGATCCTGACAGCATGGATGACTACGCATCAAAGACAAAGCCGTGGAATCACCAGAAAAAAGCACATCACTTCGTAAGACAAAGATGGGGGTGCAAAGATGAATGAAGCAAGCATGGGCGGCGGTGCCCTGCTTGCTCTCGAGATGGGATGCGGAAAAACCAAGGTCGCAATCGACCTGATCGCCAACGACCAGAACGTGAAGCACGTGCTGATCGCCTGCCCGTTGAGCGTGGTTCCAGTGTGGCCGGCTGAGTTCGAGAAGCACTCGGCCCGTGACATTCGTGTCCTGACTCTCGGCAGCAAGTACACCGTCAAGAAGCGCACAGAGATGGCAGAGTTGTTCATTCAGACCAACGACGCTACTGGCCGCACCTCTGTCATCGTCATCAACCACGAGTCAGTTTGGCGTGAACCGTTCGGTAAGTGGGCGTTGAAGCGAACGTGGAATGTTCTCATCGTCGATGAGTGTCACAAAGCGAAGTCACCAAGCGGTCGGTTCTCACGCTACCTCGCCAAGCTGAGAGACAGATGCACATTCCGTCTCGGATTGACCGGGACACCGATGCCTCACTCTCCGCTGGATCTGTTCGCTCAGTGTCGTTTCCTCGACCCAGGTGTGTTCGGACCACACTACACGCCATTCAAGGCGAAGTACGCTGTCATGGGTGGATTCGAGGGTCGGCAAGTCGTTGGGTTCAAAAATCTCGACGACCTGGAAGAACGTTTTGATTCAATAACTTACAGAGTCAAGTCAGAGGACGTTCTCGATTTGCCAGAGACGCAACACGTGGTACGATGGTGTTCCCTGTCAAAGAAGGAGAGAGTCATCTACGACGAGATGAAAACCGACCTCATCACGGCAATCGACAACGGTGTCGTCACCGCCTCGAATGCCCTGGTGAAGCTGCTTCGTCTCCAGCAGATCGTCCAAGGCTCTGTCACAGATGAGAACGATGTTGTCCATGAGGTCGGCAACACGAAGGAGAAGTTGCTCGGTGAGGTGCTGTCAGAAATTGACAAGGACGAACCTGTCGTTGTGTTCTGCTTGTACCTGTCCGACATCGACCGAGTGAAGCGGCAAGCCGAAGAACTCGGACGCTCCTGCGCTGTCCTCAAGGGCGGTGCGAACGAACTCGACAAATGGCAGAAAGGAGGAGCCGATGTACTAGCTGTGCAAATCCAGAGTGGAGGGACCGGGATCGATCTCACTCGGGCAAGGTACTGCATCTTCATGTGCGGCACCTACAACTACGGGAACTACGAGCAAGCTCTCGCCCGACTGCATCGCCCCGGTCAAGAACGTCCGGTCGTCTACGTTCACCTGATGGCAAAGGACACCATCGATGAAATCGTCGAAGATGCTCAACGACAAAAGTCGAACATCATCAACAGCGTGATGGCGGGACTCAAATCGTGAATCAGAAAGGAGCAAGAGCATGGATGCCCAACTGACTCAGCTCGTGGAGTTGAGCAAGCAACTCGAGCAAGAAGAATCGGCAGTCAAATCCACCAAAGACAAAATCAAGGAACTCGAAGAACAGCTCATCCCGACGTTCGTCAAGATGGGGATGCAGCGCGCTCGCATCGCTGGCCGCACCGTGTGGCTCGACCGTAAGGTCCGGGCCTCTGCCGGTGGCGACATGCAGTCACTCTGCGCTGCCTTCTCGAAGTGCAAGGACAAGACGCTCAAGGCGATGGTCAAGGAGACGGTGAACGGCAACACGCTCGGAGCGTGGGTCCGTGAGTTCGATCCTGACAACGTGCTGTCGCCAGAGCAAATCACTGCGCTTCTGCCAGAGGATGTTCGGGATGTCATCAAAGTCACTGAAACCACCAACCTGCGCGTCAGGGTATCGGAGTAACCATGAGCAAAGAAATCGTTCCAGTCGAATTCACAGCACTCGCTGACACGGGAGGCAAATTCCCGATGCGCGAAGTGCTGAAGTCCAACTTCCCAAAGGGAGTCCAGCCGTCAGATCTTGACAGGATCAAGGTTCCTGCTGGTGGCTCGACATCGTGGGAGATCACCACCCTCAAGGGCGAGGAGTCGGTCAAGACCATCGAGGGAATCATCATCCTGGCCGACGACAACCGCGTCTACTACGACAAGCCGTACAGCGGAGAGAACGAACCTCCGACGTGCTTCTCACCTGATGGTCTGGTCGGCTTTGGTGAGCCTGGTGGAGAGTGCGCCAACTGTCCACTCTCTCAGTGGGGATCGGCAGACAATGGAAGGGGTCAGGCTTGCAACCTTCGCAAGCTCATGCTGATCCTTCGCCCGGACTCTCTGCTGCCGGTCATCATCTCGGCACCATCGGGGTCGATCAAGGAGATCACCGACTACCTGAAGCGCATCACCGGAGCCGCGCTCCCGCATTGGGCTGTGGTCACATCACTCGGACTGACGAAGAAGAAATCCGGCGACGGAATCAACTACGCTGCCGTGCTGCCAGAGTTCGTTCGTGAGCTCTCCGAGGAAGAACTCGAAAAGGTCTCTGAGTATCGACATCAGATGCTACCGGCTTTCGAGGCGGCTGCACGCGAACCGGAGATGATGTCTCAGACGGCAGAGCCGTCAAATGAAAACGGAGATGTCCCCTACTGATCGAACGCTCGTTGTTTCGGCGGGGGCGTCGGGGGGAGCATGATCCCGGTGCGCGTTCTTCCGGGTCGACATTAAAACGACCAGAAAGGAGCAATCCAAGTATGGGTTCTAACTTCTTCCATGTCAAGTTCATGGCGACATGGTTTGAAGACTGTGCGGGCTTGACCACAGTTGGTGGCAAACGCGGACCCTTCAAATTCATACCCGTGTCAGAAGCTGACAGAATTGTCAAAGTCGGTCAAGGCAAGAACAAATACTTTCGGCTCTGCCCGATCAAAGAGAAGCCGACAGCCGGCCGAGGCAAGGCTCGAGAGTCAATATCCATGCCTGGATTCTGGCTCGACATCGACACTGGATTCAGAGACAACGGGAAGCACTATTTCCCAACCATCGACGATGCTTGGAAGTGGGTCGACGACACGCTGAGGCATTGGTATTGGGCTGTCATCAACAGCGGTGGTGGTCTGCACGTCTACTTCAAATTCGACGAACCGGAGGGGCCTGACTACGAGGCATCCATGCGGTTCCAGCACTGGATGGCGTCGATCTGTCCATACGACATCGACATTACCGGAGACCTCGCTCGTGTGCTTCGTGTTCCTGGGAGCTTCAATGGCTCTGCGATTGTTGATCTCAAGCACATGACAGAGATCAGGGTTTCCAAGTCTGACATCATGGACCTGATCCCCGATGACATAACCGCTGCTGAGGTGGTTCCGTACTCGCACTGCAAGCAAGCACCGAAGCCGATGGCACCGGAAACGATGAAGAAGATCGATGCCGCATGCGCAAACTCGCAGCCGTTCAACCGAGTGTGGATCGGCAAGTACAAGTACATCAACGACCAGTCACCATCTGGATACTGTTTGAGCCTTGCCAACCGCATGCTCGAGTTCGGGTTCAGTGACGACGAGATCGTCACCGCTCTCGAATTCTGGCGTGTGAAGCACGAGGCCAATCCGAAGCCTCCTGGCTGGTATCTGTACACGCTCAACAAAGCGAAGGGAGGAGAGTCGGGCATGGTTGCCGACGTGAAGAACACCGTGTCAGGAGATGACACCGACAAGAAGAAGGAGTCGGTATCGAAGATCCTCGGCAAGCCTCTCAAGCGGGTGGTTGAGAGAAGGCCCCCGGTCAAGCCTGGAGTTGTTGGCTCGAACCGTGGCGATTCGATCTACGCTCTCGTGTTCGAGGGTGGCAGTGCCATTGCTATGACTCCAGAGCAGATTCTATCTCCGGTCATCGTCGCCAAGATGATGATGAACGAGTTTCGTTTTGTGTCTCCTGTGGCGAAGCTGACCACGAGGAAGAAGAAGGATGAGGTTTGGCTGAACGTCGTACAGATGATCCTCGATCTTGCAGAGGTCGAGGACGATGCCGACGACTCGACGCCATCGCTGCTGTTCGAGCAGTATCTTCAAGAGTACCTGTCCTATGAGGTTGAAACCTTGAAGCCGGCCCCGTCTGTCGAGGAGATGCAGACGAGTCACCAAACCTGCATCGTTGATGACAGACTCGCGTTCAAGTCATCGAACTTCAGGAAGTATTGCCGAGCGTCTGACTTTCCGGTGCCGCCACAAATCGGGCGCATCCTCAAGACCATCGGCTGTGACGAGTACCGTCGTGCCAGTGTCAGAATGTGGCTTGCGCCAAGGGACATGGAAGGTGTCAAGTTCTGACGCTATTCTCTTATAAGGGTCTTTTTTATCTACTACTACGGCCGTGATGAATACTCAGCCCTAGCGCGATTCGTCCCATCCAGTGACGGATGTGACAGATCAAAAAAGGCCGCTGTAGTAGTAGATTCATTCTGCCTTATATAACAATAGGTGTCAGAACCTGACACCACGAAAGGAGCATGAGCATGAAAGATCGATTGGTTCCAGAAGAAGAACTCCCGCCAGGATTCATCGGAGAGAGAATCCTCAAGGATGCCGATGTCAAAAGAGTGCTTCAGTTGATGCACAGCAACGGCATCCTCATCATCACCCCATGCCGCTTGAAGCAGTTGCTGGTTCTGATCCAGCGGACCCTCCCGCCCGATATTGGTGGGCTGCTCTGTAAGTTGGTTGGCATCAACCCGCTGCACATCGACGTGGCAATACAGCACAAGTGCGAGAAGGACGAGGAAGGAGAAGGAGCATGAGTCACTATTCAGTCATGGTGTTCGTACCGCATTCGGCGCCGGATGACTGGATCGTCATTGTCGATTGCCACATCTGATGTCAAAGACTGACAACATATGCAATTTCTGCGGATGCACGTTCACGCACGAGGCTCAGAAAAATAATTGGTGCGCGATACGGTGTCCGTACTGCACCATCGACATCTTGACCAGCAAGATCGAAGAAATCGAGCCTCTGTTGTACGAGCATGCTTGTGCGCCGGTTCAAGAAAAGTTCGGATGGGAGTGTCCAATCTGTGCTTACCTTGAAAAGAAAAGAGAGGCTGCAATTGAAAACCGCAAAGCATCAACACATGTGGGGGAACACGTATCTTCGGATTGACTGCCCTCATTGCAAACGCCAGTGGGTCATCTCGTACCTCGATGCTCCACGTCAGTACATGACCGCTGGACCTGAGTGGAGGTGCGACCAGTGCATGAAAACATTCAGGGTCAAAAGGAGGTGGTTCAATGCTCGTAAAACTCCTCGGACCACCGGGGACGGGTAAGACAACCACTCTCTCGTTGTGGGCGAAGAATGGCGGTATGAAGTACGGGCCTGAGAACATGATGATCTGTTCTCTGACCCGTACTGCCGCCGCCGAGATCGGCGGGCGTGACACGGGCGTTCCGAGAGACAACATCGGAACGCTCCACGCCCACGCTTGGCGCCGGATCAACGACCGCTTCAAGGTGTGGGGCACGAAGGCCCACATTGAGGAGTGGAACGATTCGTTCAAACACTACGAGATGGGTGGCGGCACAGAGAAAGACGAGTTGTTGGGCAGGACAATGAACTCACCAGGAGATGAACTCAAGCGCAAGCTGGATCTGTTCAGGGCTCGTGCGATTCCTCGGGATCAGTGGCCGCAGGACATCAGTGAGTTCGATGACGCCTACAGTCCATTCAAGTCGCATCGATCACTCGTCGATTTCACTGACATGATCGAAATTGCTCTGTCAGAAATTGACTGCCCATTTGATTACCTCATCGCTGATGAGGCTCAGGACTACTCGGCCATCGAGTTTGCTCTGCTGAAGAAGTGGGGATCTCAGTGCCAGGGTGGAGCGATTGCCGGCGACTCGCTTCAGGCTCTCTACGAGTGGCGTGGTGCGTCGGTCAAAGGCTTCATCGATTTTGGAGACAAAAAGGAGGTGCTTGGTCAAAGCTGGCGTGTGCCGAAGGCGGCGCACGAGTACGCCATGAAGATCGTCAGTCGGATCTCGAGCGACAATCTCGAGGATGGAGACTACCTGCCGACCGATGTCGAAGGCGAACTCCACATGGGACAGAACTATCTCATCAACGATGCAGTGAGGCTCGCCATGAGTCTCGATGGCACTACCATGCTGCTCGCCACGTGCGGGTACATGTGCCACCCGTGGGTGAAAGAACTGAAGCGTCTGCGCGTACCGTTCCACAATCCGTATCGGAAGGAGGGGGAACACGCAGGCACGTGGAACCCTCTGGCCCGAGGCTACAAGAAAACCACGGCGGCTGATCGAGTTCGAGCCTATATGAAGAAACCGTGGACTTGGAACGACCTGTATAAGTGGATGTCAACTTTTGACAAACTGCCACGAGGGACCAAGAAGCTCCTCAGTGAGCGAAAGACTTGCGGAGACACAGTGCCCCCGCAGTGGATCGTGGACACACTCGGGATGGATGACTACGTGCGCATGATGTCTGGCGACCTCGAGTGGTTTCAGCATCGAATGATGGCGAAATATCGGTCGGTGATGGAGTACCAAATCGGGTGCGCCATGAACAACGACATCGACACTGACCCAAGGATCATCGTCGGGACCATCCACAGCGTGAAAGGCGGCGAAGCAGATAACGTGATATTGTCGCCGGCTCTCAGCCCAAGGGCACTGGTAGCGTGGAACAGGGGAGGAGCAGACGCCATCCTCCGAACGTTCTATGTCGGAGTAACGAGAACGCGCAACCGTTTGTATCTCATCCCGCCGCGCGGGTTTTACGCGGCGTCGTTCAGGTGGTGAGCCATGAACAGAAAGGAACTGCAATGGCTAAAGGACGCTATTCAGCCGCTGCTTACGAGCGGTCCATCGTGCGAGACATCATCAAGGTGCTCAATGGATTGGACGAGTGCGTCTGTCGAAAACTTCATGGAGGCGCGTACACCACAACAGGCGATCCAGACATTTATGGTTGCTTCAAAGGATCTATGTTCGTGTTCGAGGCGAAAGCTCCTGGAGGAAAAGTTACGAAGATGCAACGCTTCCGACTTGAACAGTGGGCAAAAGCAGGAGCAATCACAGGAGTCGTCCGATGCACAGGAGACGCACTTCGGCTCCTTGGCTTGGTATCAGGAGATGTGGGAAGAAGCCGAACGGAGACAGCCGAAAGCGGGGTGGATTCGCGTGTGCTGGAGAGAGGGCGTCTTACCTGCATCGATGAGAAATACGCTGCTCAAGAGGTAGACCAATCGCTTCAAGAAACGGATGGGTACATCCCTATCAACAACAGTGACGATCTGGCATTCAGGACGATCTGCCCATACTGCCGGACGGTGACTGACTTCGTTCGGCCTGAACTGAGCGCACGAGGAAAGATGTACCTCTACACCTGTTGGGATTGCGACGGCGAGCAGATACTAAATCTGTCAGAGGTCGCCAGATACCTCCAGAAAGGCGACCGCAAGCGAACCAGAAGGGAGAAAGCGGAGAGCAACAAACCGGGTCCAGCTCGACGAAAAAAGAAACGAAAGGAGCAAACATGATTCAAATGCCACTCAAGGACGCGAACGAAGGACAAGCGACGGTCATCCGAATCCTCGAATGGATGAGTCAGTGCGACACCGACAAGAACATGTCGAAGGAGGTGCTTCAGTGCCTCGGTCAACAGATCGCACGAGCCACACCGGAGGAGGTCGAGATCATCATGGCGTGGATGTTCGTCGGCGCCATCGCTGATCGTGCGATGAGTAGGGTCGCTACGAATGAGATGGTCAAGGAGATCGCAGAGATGATTGCGATGTCAGTGGCCGGCGACGACGACATGATGGAGGCGTGATGTCAAAGTCTGACAACGAGAAGTTCGTCCGCTTCCAGGCGGGATTCGACAAGCGTGACTCTGACCCAAACAAAAACTACGGCGTCAGCGGAGTACGAATAACGTTCTTCTACGGCAATCCTGTCGACGGGTACGTTCAGTTCGTGATTCTGACGGACTGGTATCCGACGTGCATGAAGAACGAAGCGAGGGGCATGCAGGAACGACTCGCTGGCATCTACCCGATGGCAGCAGACGTTGGCTACCATTCACCAAAGCCGTTCTACGACAATCACATGAAGATGGAGTGCGACATGATGGAGCAAGGGCACTGCTACTACGACGGCTCAGGGTTGCATGCAGAGCATGTGATGAAAAAGCTCCTCGATGAAGGAGACGAGGCGGTGTGGAAGCACCTGGAGGAGTATTGGGATGAAACTTTCAATTCCGCTGAGGCTGATCTATATGATCGGGAAACGAAGCAGGAGGTTTCGTAAATGGTGGCACGAAAAAACGGGGACGTGGATGTGGGGAGTGTGGACGTGGGTGAACGACAACCCACCGCCAATGGAGCCTCCGTACCTGAGATCGAAGGAATCAAAAGCTCGTCGGGCAAAGTCTGCATCGAGTGTCAGGCGTGTGGATTCGCAGTAATGCGAACGGAGTCTTACGTCCGCTCGATGAAAACCATGAAGTGTCCACACTGTCTGACTAACTATCGTGTCAAACTCTGACACCTATTCAGCCGCTGCTTCGGCAGCGGCATTTTTTTCGCTCAATTCGTACCAATCATCGAGAAATCTGTACTGAATGACTTCTCGCTGACTCGGGCTGTCGATCTCCCACATGGCCTTCTGCATTTTCCTGTATGCGGGAAGCAACTGCTTCTTCCAACCGTGGACGCTCATGTACTTGTCGTATGCTTCTTTCGGAATCCCACCACTGGCGTAGCCCTTCATCATTTCTTCGAGCATGCCCATCTGATCTCTGGCTACTCGAACCGCAGTTTCATCGTAGAACCTTCTGCCAGAAGGCTGAGGAGGCTCTGGATTCTCCTCCCTGAGCCACAGTAGATCGCGCTTCTCGACGACGGCACGTTGCAGTTCATGTCTGCGCTCACTGTCAGCACGGTACGATGACTCGGTGCGGTTGTTCCTGAGCTCAGTAAGCTCTGCTTCAGTTTTCTTGATGTCATCCTCAAGCTGAAGCAGCCACCCATTACGGTCTGCCCAGGTCTCGTAGTCAGAAGCTGACAACTCACCTTCTTGATACGCCTTCACGAGATTCTTCGCCTGACGCACGTCGTCACGGATCGAGTAATACTGGTCGCCAATCTCGTAGTCAGTCGCCCGGTTGTGGAACCGGCGCACCACAGGGACCATGTTCTCGTGCAGCGGCGGCACATCTTTGCCTGCTGCTACGTTGGCGAAGTGCTTCGACGCTTTCCATGCCCTGTTGGTGAATGCGAGCGGGCCGGACAGGAAAGACTCGAGGACGTACTCAAGGCTCTCCGGCGAGATGTCAGCTTCAATGTCAGCGAACTCGCCCTTCCATTCGGGGTTGCCACCGAATGCTCTGTTGATGAAATCAGTGACTGGCATAGAAAAATACTGCCGGTAGTAGCTCGACTTCGGATCGCCAAAATAGAGATTCGTTTCCGGGCGTCTCCTATCGTATTTCCCTGGCTCTGGATAGATCTCGCTGCCCCACACACTCATGTTGTTGTGGATGTCGAAGAACTCCTGAGCTCCACTCGGAAAGAACATACGACCCCACGAGTAGCCTGTGCCTCCAAACCCTGATCCGTCGACCCTTGATGGAGCAACCGGACTGAACTCATCAAGGATCATCCCGAGCGGCTTCAATGCTTCGGTCATTGGGTCTTTCGGCTTGTCACTGAAGGCGATCTCCTCAGCGAATGATCCCATTCGGAAGAAGAACGCAAGTCCTGGCGGCAACGGAAGCGAGTTGTAGGTGCCGTCTTTGTTCAGAAAGATGATGTTCCTGGCCTTCGCGTCCTCGCTGATCTTCTCCCAATCCTCGGGGTTGTTAGCCCTTGAAAGCAGGGCCGCGACAAAGCCCATCATGCCGAACTGCATCAGAGTCTTGCGGCTGTGCGGGTTCTGCCACATAGCTCTTACGATCCTGGTCGTACCCTGAATGTTGGCATTGGCAAACACGAACATGGAGTTCATCGCTCGACCGGCATCGGTCTTTCGGTCGAAGTCAACCGTGATGTTTCTGGCGTAGTGCGCTGCTGCTCGAGGGGTAGCACCATCATCAATCGCAGCGTTGAATGCAGCAAGCCGGGTGGTGTTTTCCAGAACGGACGACATGTTGTCCATAAGATCGATGAACTGCCTGACCCGGTAGAACGCTGTGGACTTGTTGTCTCCAAGCTGAAACGCCAGCTTGTTGAGGTCTCGGTACATCTCACGCAGGCCCATGAACGAAAGCTGACCGCCCTCGTCTCTGAACATTTCGTATCTGTTGATGCCCTTCTGAAGTTCTGGAGTGATCTCATCCGGGCTGAACTGATCTGGAAACTCCACGGCTAGGATAGATCGAAATGCCAACGGGGTGTTCTTGATCGTGTTGATGCCCATTTCCTGAGAGTCAGACTGGTAGTAGGCAGTCACGAGATCCCGTGGGAAGTTCACGAACCAGAATGGAATCGAGAACGTGGTCGCTGCACGAGCCTTGAGGTTCGTCAGCGGCCTGAACAATCGAAGCACAACCGGGATCTGCTTGTTGCTCAGGTTTGCGAACTGATCTCTGACACCCTCGCTCTCGAAGGTGATTCGGTGTGGCTGTCCATCAAAGTAGACGGCAAGCTGTCGCCTACGAAGGTCGCTGTCAGTTCTTGACACCGAGCCTTGCTCTGCCCTCATGAAGTTGCCGCCGTACTTCTGAGCAAAGCGATAGATTGTCTGCATGGTCTTGTTGCGTTCAGCCATGTCGAACCGCTGAATGGCATCCATGAACACCTGTCGAAGCGGGTTCTCGAACTCACGACGAGCCTTGCTGCCGCTCAGTCTGTGGAGCAAGCTGGTTGCATTGACTTCAACAGGACGACCAAGCTCGTCCTCAACGAGACGTGCGTCACCTACTGCATCGGTGAGTGCAGGTGACTTCATCGGCAAATAACGAGGATGCGCCGCTCGCATCCGTGCGTAGGCTTCAGGCGTGATGAGTCCGCTGTCGAGCAGAGCAGCGAGTGTGATTCGTGGTGCCTCAAGCGCAATGTCCAGAGCCTTCTGGTAAGTCTCGAGCCGGCCACTCGCCTCTACTGCCCTGATGATGTCGTTTGCTTCCTCGTCGCTCATGCCTGATTCGTCTGCGGTCTCTGGATTTTCTCTGAGGTAGCGATTGCGGTCGAGAGCTATGACAGCAAGGAAGAAGTTTCCGAGACGGTCGAACTCCGCGCTGTACTCCTTCGGGTTCAGTCCTTCGACTATGGTGCTTCTCACCCGTTCAAGAATGATGTCCTTGAACTTGCGCGCTGTGTTGGCGGTGCGAGAATTCTTCGTCTCCATCGCCTGAACCATGTTCACGTCATCGGTGAGAACGAAGCCCTTTCGCTCGATTTCATCTTGGACTTCTCGCATCATCGTTCGGTCATCTGCCAGCTTCCTGAACATCCAATCAACCATGCTAGAAAGCATGGTGCCTCGCTCTGTGGTGAACCGTGGACCAACGTCGGAAGGCCCGCCCTCGACAGATCGCTCGAAGATGATTGGTTGATTGATGCTGCTCGAAAGAAGAACTCTTGAGCCGCCATATGGAAACACTTCATCGGTGAGCATCTTGGCTGTTTCAGCCAGACGACTTCGGCCTTCGATGTCTCTCCCGATGAGTGGAAGGTTGTTCATGTCTGCAATGGCATACCGGAGAGATCCAGGCTGGAGATTCACTGGAATTCTCGGGTTGATGAAGTTTGAGATGAACTTCCGTCCAAGCCGATTCGCTGCTCGGCTCATGTTCGGGAAAATCTCTCCTCCGGTTCCTCCTTCACGTGCCTGAATGAGAATGTTCGGATCTGCTGTCAGTTGCGTGATGATGTCAGGTGCTGACATCTCGGCTGCGACAGCAAGAGTGCCAAGGTCGTCGTCGATGTTTTGCTCCTTGGCTACAGTCCTCGCTGCCTCCCAAAGCTGAGGATTTTTCGATTTCAGAATGTCGGCAACAGATTGAAGCCGAGACGGATCTTCAAGGGTCTGCATGGAAACAATGAGTTTGACGATCTCACCTGCTGCGGCGCGTGGGTTGTTGGGGTCCACACGCACGAGGACGTTGTTCTCGTCGACAATCACCGACCGAATGCCGGGTGCCGTGCGCCCCGTTTCAGCATCTCTGCCCATGCTGTCTGTGAAGAACTGGACGTTCAGACCGTTCCGCATGGCAAGCATCACCGCTTCCATCGTGTATGGGTCTGACGGCTCCACGATCCTCACGCTATCGGCTGCTTCCTGATAGCGAACCTGCTGCTCAGGGTTTGCAGGAAATTTTCTCGACTTGTCGAGGTATGCGCTTGCAACTGGTTGAGCCGCCCGAAGGTCATCATTGGTCTGTGGGCGGTCGAAGAAAACTTCGGTTTCCTGTGGACCCCTGACCCCCGTATCTGGCAGAACCGGCTTCTCTCTGCTGACGTAATTCCTGACGCCGCCGACAGCGCCGAGAGTGAGGAATGTTGCTCCCATCGCGTTGACGATTGCTTCCTTGTCAGAGTCTGGCAGCGTGTTCCAATCATCGAGAGTGAGTTCAGGCTCGTCTGAATGAGCAGCTTGGCTGATGATGTACTCCTGGCCGCCCTCTGTCAAAGATTCGAGTCCAGCTTCACCGAATGTCTTGACGACCCACGTAGCGAATCCGCGACGACGATTTGGGTCACGGAGAAAGGTGTTGATGAACTTTTTCGCTGCCGTGCTTTTGACCTGCGCTGTGGCTGCCCTGGCCCAACGCTCGGGACCGAACAGCTTCTCAACTGTCGCGTAGACCACAGCGGCGGGGAGGGTGTACTCGGGCTGAGTTGATCCAGTCTCCTCCCATGCTCGCTCACTGATTTCTCCGGCGCCGGTCAGTCCAAGATAGAGGTTTCGGTACTTCGACGGACTGAGTAGGTATGGGATCGCGTAGCCGACGATGTTGCCGCCAGTCTGAGCAACGAGGTGTGATCCTTCCTGAATGGTGTCCCACACGCCCTCGGCTTCTTTGACATCCTGAAAGCTGCGACGGACTCGTGCGTCTGGTCCCATGCGCTCGCCGTACTCGCTGATCTTCTGACCAGTCTCTACGAACGGACGAGCGGTTTCGATTGCTGCCCTCTCGAGTTCTTCGCCCTCTGGTCCAAACCTACGCTCGATCCTGCGCTGTCTCAGACCACGCTCATACTCACGCTTTTCCTCCGGTGATGCCGTGATGACCATTTCAAGCTGTTCGCGCAGACCACCTGGACCTTCCCATCGGAGTTCTGTGTCAGGCAGGGGAACGCCGCCAATGGCCTCTGTTATCGCCTCGGCCACAGGTGCAAGCCCTCCGACAACCATGCCAGCACCACGTGTCAACCCTTCGCCAACACCTTCGACGCCCTCCTGAACCAAGTCGCCAACAACAGGAATGCGTCCGATTTGAGCCGTAAGTCCCTTGAACACATCAGCCGGCGATGCGGTCTCCTGCATCCTTTGCCACTTATCGGATCGGATGTCAGATTCTGACAACGGCTGGAAGTCAACGCCGGCACCCTTCGGTGCGAGTCGTTTTGCCTGAGCCTCAGATGAATAACTTGCATGGAGCTTCATCAACTCTGATTCGCTCATGCGAGACAGGTCTGGATCTTGTTTGGCTCTGTCTTTCAGAACCTTGATTTGCTCCTGCGGAAGCATCCGCTGGAACACTTCGTCATCGTACATGTCCCTAATATCGGGCATGGACTAATCCGATTCTTTTCGTAGTCTCTGAAGTTCTTTGTATTCATCTGCCGACAGATCATCTTTTTGTTCGAGCTGCTTGATCCTGAGAGCGCGAAGCTCGGCAGCACTGAGCTTCTGTTCTTCACCCTCAGCCCTTACTGGCGGCAATCCGGTGTCTCGTCTTGATTCCTTCTGTTTTGGAGGTTCCCACTCCACTCTTTTACCTGCCTTTACGTCCTCCCAAGAGGGGAACGGAACCTTGTAGCCCTCTGGAAATTCTCTCGAGTCCCTCATGTAGTTGTCTCGAAGTCTTAGGTATCGAGTCCTCGCGTCATCAATTGCCTCTTGCCGTTCTTCCTTGGTCATTCCAGATCTCCTGCTGTAGAGGACCATGTTGTCGGCAATCTCGTTGACGCTGTTGAGAAACGCCTCATTGGTTCCAAGGACGTAGCTCTCGCGCTCGTATGGTTTCGGTTTTTCACCACCGCTGGTGCTTGCTCCGTACCGTGTGGCTCTGATTTCTGCGCCACTAGGACCTTCCACAGTTGACGAAAACGATGCGCCAGGAGGAGGTGCGCCAAGATCGAGGAACTGTTGCATCGTCATGGCAGCTTCTTCTGGAGCCATCTGACCGGCCATCTTCTGAATGAGCGGACCATAGAGTTGCGGTGCTGCTTCGACAGAAGCTCTCATCGGCTCGACATACTGCGGCGCATTCTGAGCGATCTGAGAGAGGATTGCAGACGACAGTCCCTGCCGTTGGGCGTCTTGGTTGATGAGTTCTAGCGCACCGCCAATGTCACCGTCTCGCGCAAGCTGAATCACACGTGGATCTTCCCTGTACCTCGACGGAAGGTTCCTCATGAATGCTTCTGTCTGAGCGTCGATTTCACGCCGCTGCTCGGTCTGACGCGCATACTCATCCTCAGCGATCTCAGCGGATCGGGCTTGACGCGCTGCGGAAGCACGAGCCCTTTCGTCCGACTCATCTTCGCGCCTCATTCTGCGCTCACGATCCTTGAATGCCTGCCGCATCGAGATGAGATCGTTGAGCGCATCGGCAGCGCGCGGGTTCGCAGCACCAGCAGCGAAGCCAGCAATGGGCGCGAGGTACTTCATTGCATCAGCGAATGACGGCATTCTAACCTCCGTACAGGAACCTCAACGACGTTGGTGCTGCATTGAAGCTGCCACCGCCACCCAATGACGGCGGGCGCGGTGGACCTCCAGCATTCAGAACAGATCCAATCGTTGCTGCCATCGCAGCCATTTGAAGCGCAGAGTCGGCGTCGAATTTGCCCTTGGTCTTGCCGCCTCCGGTCATGTCCACCTGACCAAGCGTGAATCCCTCACGACCACTCGTGGTGCCTCCGGCTCCTGGGCCGAGTCCAAGGTCGAACGATCCTGCTTGACGCTGCGGAGGTGAGCTAGTCAGAGGACGGAACTCAGATGCACCTGTGGGCATAATCCCTGCGTTGATCTCGATTGGCTCGTCGTTGCGCTGGATCTTCTTGTTGTAATTTGGCATCTGCTCGTTGTCAAAAGCTGACATGAATTCGTTGAAGTCTCTCTCCGCACCCTGCGCGAACAGATCGGCCATGCCGGAACCGCCACGAGAGGCAAGCCGACCAACAGCACGTGGTCCCATCGAGCGGTCGCCTTTGAGAGCGAACTTCTCTGCCGCGCCACCACCGGGCATTCCGAATGTGCCAGGAGTCATCTGCTGATTCTCCCCCTTCGGCTTGCTACCGAGTGCGCCTCCAATAACAGACCCCACCGCACTGATGATGGCTGCCAGCACAGCAGGAGCAATCATCATCTGCGGCATGTTGGCTTCTATTGCTTGAAGAACTTCGGGGTCCATCATCGCCTCCTACTTCTTGTTCTGGATCGTGCGCGCTCCGGTGAAGCCTGGGGTCATCCCCAATGGCCCGAACAGAGCGTTCTCGAATCCAGTCATCTGCCTGATCCACTCGTTGTATCGGGCATCCTGCTCGGCCTGGCTGATACCTCGAGCGGTGCCTCCTGTGGTCAACATCGAGTTGATCGCATTGAGCATGTTCTGCTGCTGCTGATTGCCGAGTCCGAACATCCCCTGTGTTCCTGCAAGCAGGTTCTGATTCGCCATCTGACCGGCTGTTCCGAGTGCGTTCACACCAGCGAGTCGACCCTGCTGCTCCATCCCTGCGCCTTGCAGGAGTCCACCTGCACCACCGAACAGAGCCTGAAGCTCTCGGTCGATACCGCGCTCCTGTCGAGCGAGCGTGTCCTGAACTGTCGGCAACATGTACTGAGCCTGTGCGCTGGCAAGAGCGTTGGTCAGTGCCGTGGAGTTGCCGAGTCCTGAGAGTGCCGCCTGCTGCTGGATGCGCGGCATGATCGTGGCTTCATAGGCTTGCTGCGCGGCCTGGAATGCCGGGTCGTCCACAAGCCCCTCACCAGTGACCTGCCGCTGGCCGACGCCTCGAGCTTGTCGATACAGGTTCATCGCTTCAGTGGCTGAACCGGGGAGGTTACTCAGACCCTGAGCGTTTGAAATGAACTGCTGCATCCACGGGTTCATCGCACCAGACTGAAGCTGGCTGAACCCACCGGCTGCTTGGTTGTAGAACGGCGCGCCGACTCCTGGTAGCTGCATGGAGTACATCGTCGCCATCTGCTCGGGGAGCGAGATGCCCACGACGTTGCGTGGATTGAAGCCCCAATAGCCGCCCTGTGGGTTGAAGCCCTGGCCGACGTTACCACCGAACTGTCCCCCGGCGCCGGGCTTGTACGCCCCGCCCTGCGGGGCTTGCCCGCCGCCGCCTCCTCCTGGCTTTTTCCCGCCACCTTGACCCGGAGTCTGCTGCGGAGGAGTTGCAGCCGGCTCGGTGGGGTTGACAGGTGCTGGTTTGGTGGCGGCGGCGGGAACAAGTCTTTGTCCTGATGGCCTGTAGGTGCTGCCCTGTGGCTTCTGAATCGGGTCTGGTTCAGGCTTGACTCTGCGCATCGTATCGAGAGCCATGACGACCCCCTATTCCATTCGCTGTCGAGGTATCAGTAGCTCCTCGTCATATGGAGGCTTGCCCCCGTAGATGTTTCGCATGTTGGTGCCGCCGTAGTTCTGCCGCTGATCCTGCGGGAGAAAGATGTCAGCCCCTCCCCGCTGCCAGTCCCTGAACAAATTGATGCTGTCCTGCATCATTGGCTTCACCATCCCCTCCAACCACGGAGGGAGTACCGGCTGCGTCTCCGCTGATGGTTGCTTCCCGAACAGACCGCCCATATTGGACCTCCCCGACTTTCATCCTAACAAGGTTCACACTGTCATCGAATCCGAACCAGGAGAACAGCCTTGCACGAGCCTTGCCGCTCACGAGTGCGTACACCTGATCGATACCACACGACTTCGCCCACGATTGGACGATGTGCTGAAGTGCAATGTTGGTTCCCTTCATGTCATCCTCGAAGCCCTTGTCCTTCGAGAACTGGTAGACCATGCCAGACGGAACACCAAGATACGATTCCGCTCCACAGAGGAGGTGCCCGACGATCTCTGGTTGATCCTCGAAGACAAGAGATACGCCGAGCATCTGATTGACACCTGCCCCGAAGCACTGCTCGAAGAACGCTTTCGCGTTGTCAGAACCTGACATCGTGAATTCTGATGAAAACTCGTCCACACGCTTCAAGAACTGTGGCATGAGATACCACGCAAGCGGATTGTCTTTGGACATGACAACCGGGTGGATCATTTGCCGCTCCCGGTTCCTCGACCGTTGGCAAGAAGATCAGTCTTACGCTGCGAACCCTTACTCGACCCGAGAAAAAAGGTCATACCCTGCGTCACCCACCCGGACGCGACACCGAACAGATAGAAGGCGAAGTCCTTCGACTCGCCCTGAACGAGAGCGAGGTTGTACAGCACGGCGAACGAGAGCGTGAAGAAGAACGTCAGGGCGATTGCGGTCAAAACAGCAGGGGTCCAGTCCTTCGTGGCGACGCGCATCGCACGAGCATCCGCGATGTCATCGTAAACCAACTGCTCCTTCTCGATCTTCAGAGCCTCGAGTTCAAGCTCGAATTGCTGCTCTGCTAGTTGGAGCTTGGCGAACACTTCCGGGTCGCCAGCAGCTATCGCCTCATCAATCTCCTCAGGTTTCATTCCGGTGACTTTGCCAAGAATGTTCGTGGCAAGTCCAGCGAACGGTCCACCAAGCGCGGTGGCAATCGTCGGCGCGATCTGCATGACCGCTTGGAACCACTTCTTGTCCTTCAGGCCCATATCTGATCTCCTCCTGTGTCATTGATCGCATCAGCGAAAACGAAGAAGGCATCCGGGTCCATGATGCACTCCACATGCACGTGGTTCGGCATCGGGTCGCGGTCGCCTCTCTGGTACTTCTTCGATATGTCCTGAGAGTGTCCAAGGATCGTGAGTGCTGGAACGAACGCACCCTCGGAAACTGCTGGAGCGACGTAGAAGAACCTCCATATGATCGCTCCTGAAAGAAGCTCGATCAAACGGTATGACTCCCCTGAATAGGGGTATCCGATCCGTAGGATTCGGCCCTCCATAGGCGCGCGAATCGCGGCCCCAGGATTGCAGAGGTAATCGCGTCCAAGGTGGAAGCGGCCTCCTCTGGATGCCGCGAACGCTCCACTGCCCCAATCATCCTGACCGCGCTTCGCTAGGGTGATCTTGTGGATGCTCACCGTTGTCGCTCCAGCATTACCCGCCTCCTGCTCGTCTGATCTCTCGGATGAGTTCGGATTTGTCCTCCTCCATCTTCTGCTGAATGGCGATCTGCCGCTCCTCGATTCGGATGATGCGGTCGTGTTCCTCAGCAACTTTTCCCTCAAGAAAGTCAAGATCGTCCTGAATGACACCTTGGACCTCCTCGATCACCTCAGTCGAGGTCTTTTCGATCTGCTCGTAGATAGCCCCATCAGGCGGCTTCACTTCTTCGTCGATGACCTGTTTAACTTCGATGCCGACACCGAAGCGGACGGCTGCGAACACCATTCCAGCCAGCGTGAAAAGTGCGATGAGAAGGCCAACGAATGCCTTCACCCTTTTGATCGTCATGGTGTAAACATCCGAATGTCCTCCGTTACCGTCACTGTAACGAGCTCTAGTCAAGCCCTCACTGCGACGCTCGTTCATCATGGACCACCGCCGCTACCGATGTCCTCCACAATGACCTGGACTTCGTAGTTCTTCGTGGTCGTTCCGTCCGAAACCGTCACAGTCAGGATGTCAACTTGACCAGCTTGTACGTCCGTGTAACGAACATACACGTTCCGAGAATCTGCATTTCCGTTCCCGGTGACAGTCGCGCCCAGGGCAGACGACAGGCTGAAGCTCCACGTCGGAGACACTGCGCCGCCCCGGAACGCACGAATGCAATCCCACGCCGCCACGTCCGCAACAACACCAGCATCTCCGCTGTCGGTCAGCGCAATCAGTGCATTGAACATCACAGCTTCGAGCGGGTTGCCTGAGCCGGGCGAGTAGTGCGGGATTGTCCAGACAGAATCACCACTAGCGTCAGAGAGCAGTGCTAGTTCTGCGCCGTTATACGTGGGTCGAGTTTCTGACCCCAAGATGTTCGTGGCGTTGTCCGATGTACTGATGTCGATAGGATCGCCAGGATTGTCAGAAAGGAATTGGATGATGGGAACCCACGAGCCTGCGCCCTCGCTCCACATCTCCAACGCGCCGAATCCAAGGCCGGCACCTTCGCCAATTCTAAGAATGCCGGTGTTCGCACGAACGAACGGGTGGCCTCCAGCGTCAGGTGCCTCCTCACCGATGACGATTTCTGGATCGGTGACGATCTCGAACTTCAGACCGTTGAACTTCGCCCCGGCACCATCATCAAACCTGATGCCCTCACCGAGATCAGCGAAGTCGATGTTGCCGGTCATGATGCCACCGGCCAAAGGCAGAAACTCACCAGTGAAGTCGACGAACTCGAGGCCGGTTTCGCCAGCGTTGACTCTTACGCCGAACAGGGCGGCACCAGCGTAGTTCGCCGGGGTATCCGTCAGCCCCGTGAACACTGTCACACCGCCGCCTGCATCCGGTACGAACTCGAGGGCCGTCTCCGTGCCGTTGACGACTACCTTGTAGTTCGCCGCACCAGCGTATGCACCGGGAGTATCAGCGAGGGCAGTAAAGACGTTGACTCCACCGCCACCGCTCACTGCCTCCCATGCGGTGTTCGCATCATTGCGAATTTTCAGCGCGTAGTTACCGGGACCACCGGCAGTATCGACCCACAGCATCCCTCCACCGACTGCGCCAGGGTCGGTCGGCTGAATGTAGCCGGGGACGTGCAGAAACTCGTCCGTCAATTCAGGATGCTTCGCCATCAGTTAACCTCCGTCGTCCTCACTGTAGGTATGTCGATGCTCACCACGTCGCCCCCGGCAAACACGACCTCTGGATTCACGGTGTCACCATTTGACACCACATCGATCTGATAGTCGGTGTAGTCATGGTCGTGTGGGGAAACGCCAGCAGCGACAACTGCCTCCTCCCACCCGTCGTTCGCCTCGTTCCGAATTCGGATGACCCACGATCCAGAGCCTCCAGATGAGTCAATCCACATCTTCCCGGCACCGATGGCGCCGGGGTCGCTGGCGGCGATGACACCAACGGCATGCAGGTTGTCATCAACGAGATCTCTGTGAAGTGCCATCAGTCAATCTCCGTTTGCTCGTCCTCACCTCGCCGTCGATACGCAGCGATCCAGCCTCTGACCTGATTGTTGATCGACCACGCCCATCTGTTCTTCGCAAAGGCTATTCGATTCGCCTGGGTGTCTGCCGGTGGAGGATCTTGGCTCTGACGCCACGTCTCCCACTGGAAAGCATATGCGATGGCTTCAGCAAGCTCGATCTTCAGGGCGGTTGTCGGTAATTCGTCCACCATCCCATCGATGTGCGGTGCGAGCCTGTCTTGATACCCCATCACCCGATCCTTTCCATGCTCATCCACGATGCGTACAACTGGCTGGTATTGCCGACAGCCTTCATACTCGCGCCAAGGCTCAAGCTGCACCACACGAAGAACTCAAGGTAGTCTCCAGCCTCAAGCTCCATCTCGAAGTTCACGAGGTTGTTGGTCGGGAGCCACACGTTGCCGCCAGCGGCGCGATTGACGTACTGACCAGAGTGGCTTGCAGGAATGGCGATGCCGTTTCGGTAGACCCTGCCCTGGGTTGAGGCATCCTCCGATACCTGCTCCCACACACAGTTGCCCCTGATGAAGTAGAGGCCACCGTGAGCAGTGGGAACCGTCAAGCGTGTCGGGTTCCCACTGCTCCAATAATTCTCGGTATCCCAATCAGCGGTACCGAACGAGAGCGCAGTCCAAGTCTCCTTGGTAATGGTCTGGTCTGACAGAAGGTGGGCCTTCACCCAATCCTTCTCCAGATCACACATACTCAAGTCGGGGATCTGATCGGTGTAACTCATAGGATGATGATTTGCCTCCGCATTACACGATCCACCAGTTCGCTCCGTCAGAGACGAAAGTGACAGATTCGTACTGTGAGACGAGATCGAACGTCGCATCCCCGTCGATGGTTTCTGCGCCATTGGGATCGATGGTCACGGTTCGCCCACCACCAGTGGCGCTCACCTTCTTGACCCGGTACTCACGACCGGAAATACCGACCGCACTCGGCAGAGCGATTGTCGCCGCAGCCGCGTTGTTCATGATGATGGTCTTGACGTGCTGGTTGTCGCCAACAGTCAGATCGTAGCTCGCAGTCACGGTCACGAGTTCATGCGCGACAGAACCCTCGGCGTGGAGCGTCGAGTGCGGGGTGACGGTGTTGATGCCGACCCTGTTGTTCGCCTCGTCAACGAACAGATCGCTGGTCGGGGTCCAGGTGTCTGTGCCATCCCAAATCAGGGTCTGACCCTGAACCGTTCCTGCATCGAGGCCAGCAAGAATCGCTTCCAGCTTCACCTTGTCAGAAGCTGACAAGAAGCCGGCAACGGAGATCGTCGCCTCATCGTGAAGCGTCCCACCGGCCTGATCTCCGTGCGCGTGGACGTGATCGGCCCGAGCCACCTTGTCGCTGACGCCAGCGTCCTGAGTACCGACAGGCTGGATATTTCCGTCTGTGTCCTCGAAGTCTGCGTTGAACGTCCTTGCAGGGCTTTCGGTCAAGCCGGTGCCAGCACTGTACAGACCGGGAGAGGCAAAGATCGTGAATACGAGCGCGGTGACTCCGAGCGTGATCGGATCGTTCGTTGTGAGAACCCACGCGCTATCCGCGTTCTCGGTTCCCTCCTCGACGAACATCGCCATGCCGGAGGTGACTTCGCTGTCCTCGTCTGCATCGGGCGAGCGCGCCCACGCGCCTGTGGAACAGACGTAGATGCCGTTGTCTGCCCCTGCCGCTTGATCCTTGACGAGAACCCTGTCTCCGTCAACGACTGAAACCCCATCGATGGTCTGCTCACCAGAGAGCGTGATGGCAGCCGTTGTCGCCACACGGACTGACTCTTTCCAATCCAGGCCAGAAGCAACGCTGTCAACGTACTGCTTTGTCGCCGCGCCGAGATCTACCGATGGGTCTGCGTTGAGAATTAGCGGCCCGGTCATCGTCGAACCGGACTTCTGGACTACATCATCCGTGAACTCCAGCCCATCCGGTGTTGGATTGATCCTGACGAACTGACCACCCAATCCTGTGTAATCCGCTGGAGTGTCCTCGAGCGTGAGGAAGTTTCTCCAGGCATCCGGTACTTCTCTGATGTGCGACATCCTTGCCTCCTAGTAAATCCACCACTCACTGTTGATCGCAACACATGTTATCGCTTCGTATTGGTGCCTCAAAAAAAAAGATGCACCGCCCTCAATCAGCCCTCCTCCGTCAACCGTAACTTCAACGTCGTACAGATTCGCCATTGTCCGCTTGATGTGGACTACCCTTCCATCGTAAGTCGTCGGGTTCGGCAAAACCACCTGAGCGTCATCTGCGACAGTTACGAGGAGGTAGAGATCGCTGTCTTGAACCTCGTAGTAATTGACATTGACAACAACAACATCGCTCGGCAACTCGTAGTCGATGAGTTCCCACCCATCGTCTGCGAGATTGCGAATTTTCAGATCCCATTTTCCGGTGCCGCTCGACGTGTCTATCCACAACTTGCCAGCACCAACAGCACCAGGGTCAGAAGCCTGAACGTAACCCGGAACATGGACCTCTGGAGCGGTGAGATCAACATGCGGGAATCCGTTCATAGCCATCAGGAATAAGTCCCACTTACATCTGCCATCACGATGTCCCCCTCGACAGTCCAAAGGAAATCTGACGGCTGATCCTCTGGATCGACTTTCGGTGGGGTGGTGGCCGGTGGAATCTTTCGAGTCACAACGCTATCCCCAAGATCGATGCCAGCATATTCGCCAAGAGCAACCGCAGGCTCGAGGATCATGCCGGGAGCAACGCCGAAGGCCGGTGGAGAAGCGAAAGACAGGGCGGCGACTTCCATCCTGAGCGGTCGCCATTCAGCCTGATCGATGATGTCAGAATCTGACAAACCTGGCTGAGTGACCGGAGCATCGTAGTAAGCAAATCCGGTATCGGGATTGATGTTCAGACGACCTGATCCGATGGCCTGAAGGTTCTGGATGTCAGGATCAATCGAAACAGAATATGCCTTCAGGACGTTGAGCGCACGGACGAGCTTGACTTGCTGCTGTGAAAGAACATCGTGGAGCGTCCGTAGATAAATGACCGCTTCTTCTGGATCATCTGGAGGCTTCGGCAGCGGCAGAATCGACGGCAACGAAGTGTCGGGGAATAGCCGCTGAAGTTCTTCTTGATCTGCCATCAGCGCATTCCTCGAGGAGCGAATACTGCCGTCGCGCCGCCCCAATTCCAGAATCTCGATGTCATTACGCCTAGCTCAACTGAGAAACGTGTGCCAGTAGCGCGGTGGTTTGTGCGATGCTGAACCGAAAGGTTGCTCAGTCCTTCGGGGCCAGCGAGGATGATTGCCCTGTCAGATTGGTGCGCGGCGACTGTCATATTGACAGTCAACTCATCACCCTCTGCTTTGAACAGGTGATAGAGCTCGTGAACGGTCTTGAACTGGATCATCGAACCGAGAGGATTCCACCCGGTCTTGAGGTAGCACTGGATCGGGATTCCTTCGTCTGTGTAATCGCCGTCGTCGTTCCACTTCTGCGTGAACCACGAGTTGTTGATGCGTCCGAGACAGACCTCCTCGCGCCCGGTGCGATAGTCACCGAGTGCTTTCGGATCTTGCGAGACGAGAGAGTCCTCGATCTCTCCGATTGCCGTGTCAGTCTCGAAGAAGCACCGCTGTCCAGCAGTCATCTGCCAACCAGCCGGCATCTGGATCGGCCAGACAGGGAACGGCAATCCCTGGTCTGTGGACATCACGACGCCTCGATTGATGTTCTGCGACTTCGTGGGATAGAAAAACCACAGCAGCTTGCGCGCATTGTCGACCATGCCCCACGCCCTGCCGACGTTCTGAGTGTCGAGAAACGGCTGGATCATCCGGCGAACGTTGCGCCCGACATCGCGGGGAGCCACACCGTCGTAGACATATACGCCGCCATCACGCCCGAGGTACGCCTGTTCTCCGGTGTGCATACGGAGAACGCACATCGGACTGCACGGTCCCGGCACCCCTGCCTTCACAAGCTCGAATCGGAACGGTGCCTGTGTCTGCACGAAATCAACCTGAGCGATGGCTGAGTAGATCGCGTCAGTCTTGTAGATGGCGACGGCGAGCGCACTGATCTCGTTGAGCGAGACAATTTCGCCAGGAGTGTCACCGACCAGCGTCCGCTGGACACGGCCCCACCCTCTGTCCATGTCGTTGAACGAGGATACGTCGATTGCGTAGCCTGACACTGAGGGCAAATTGCCGAGTAGCACTCGGTTCGATGCGACCGCCATCGTTCGAGCAATCGGCGCCGCGACTCCAAATGGATCGTTGGCATCCTCGATGTAGCCAGGGTCGACTTGACCGCTTGGGGATTGATCGACGATCTGCCCCATGAACCGCATCTTCCCATTCGGGATGTCATCGGTCCACACGAGCGGGTGGTCAACTCCGTTGGTCGCCAGCAGCCAGGTGCGTGAATCTCCTCGAGATGACCCGGACTCGAAGATCCTGAAAATCACCGGGTTGATGCCCCAAGTGCCGTTGAGCCTCGTGTTTGGTGACTCAGGATTGATGGTTATGGCTTCGCCTGTCAGTTCATCCCAAAACGACGTAGCACGATTGAGCTTGAGAATCTTACGTGTGGTTCCGACGATGACTGCATTTTCCTCACGGTCGAGGTTTGCCTGAAAGATCGCCGTAAGATCACCGGACTCTGCTGCGTCCTCGAAGCCGCCAGGAGCTTCGCCACCAGGAACGAGCCAAAGTCGTGCATTGTTGCCAGAGAGGATCGTGTTCCATTGCCACTCGCGCCATCCAACACCACGCTCGATTGCCAGATACCACGACCCATCTACTCCAATGCTCGGATCGTACAAAAGCTCTTTCACCCGATATGAGTCAGCACCGACAGGGTTGTCGTCCCACGGTTCGAGTGTAGGTGCCTCTGGAGCGGCATTCTCGACGATGGTGAACGTCTCAGCCATGCCTGTGAACATCTGCTTGGAGCCGACACCTGGGCTGTTGCCAGGATGGTAGATGTCGAGACGTGCGTCTGGACTCGGACCAATCGGCGGCAGGTTTGGATCGAGTTGAGCATACGGCTGGTCATACCAAGCAATCGAAGTGTTCGTCAGATCGATTCGTTGCAGTCCATTCGTCCAAAGCACATAGAGCTCATCTGGATCATCCGATGCGTAGACCCTTCTCGGATCTCTGTTGAATACATTCGTTCTGATTCCAATATCGAGAACCGTGGCAGATCGAGCAGGAACCCCGAAATTCCCAGGAGTGTAGCCATGAAGGATGTTCCTGTTTCTCATCAGGGTATTGGCAGGAAGATCACTCCTCCCGTTCGGGTTCGACCAGAACTCGTAGCAATGGAAGAACCAAATCAAGCCACCCTGAAATCCGAGAATCTTGCTCCTGAAACCTCCATAGCTGAAGTTTTTGAATCCGAAAGCACCCTGAGTCGATCCTCTTGAGATTTTCTGGATGTCACCGAAGTCTCCAGATGTCATCGTGCTGAAGTTCGGCCAATAGAAGATGTTGTTATCCTCAAAAATATCAGGACCACCAAAGCCACTGATGTACCAAGGAATGAATCCAAGCGTCGGATCAACAGGAGGAGGATTCCAGAAACCTCCAACCTGATACTCCTTCTGAACAATCAGGCTGTCAGTAACAGGATCGTACTGGATGAACTGAGCATTCTTTGGAATGTAGATCGTGTCATCAGCATCAGGTGGTCCAGCACCGATGAAGTCTGTGAACACAAGAGGAGTTGATGGATACGTCCCAATGGTCGCCTCATAGGTCTTGCCAGACTGCTCAAAGTGTTCCCATTGCTCGAACAGAATCAGCCGGCCACCGATTTCGAGGAACTTCACGCATCTATGTGGCTCGGCCCAAACCGGAACTGTCGAAACGAAATCATCGAACCAAATAGAGCCACCGTTTGTGCTGTACCTAAGCCATCGCTCATTTGGTGCAACGCCACTACGAACGACCGCAATAAGAACTCCAGAACTCAGATAACCGATGCACTCAACAATCGGATCGTTAAAACCATCCCTGATGTTGACAGGAACCTCCTGCCACAGAGTTGCGTCGGCTGCGAATCCTTCTCGTGTGAGTGCAGGACGCGGACGAACGGTGGCGTCATAGACCATGACGTTCGACGCATCAATCGCCATGTCAGAAGTTGACACCAGCTCATTTACGTCCTTGCGAACCCCCAAGCCTGGGATGCCGATTTGTCCCTGCTCATTCCTGCTTGCCACAGGCACCCCCTACCTGATCTTGACGAGCCCAATTGAAGCAGTACAGGCCAACTCGACGCCAGCCCCGGCATCATGAGCTACTTGATACCTGATTGTGGTTGAAGCATCGCAGCGAATGAAATCGAATGCTATGAGAGGAAACCCATTCGACTCATGCGTCTCACCGTCTTGCAGCAAGAAGCTCGGAGAGAATCGATGCGTGTTTCCGAGCTGCGCGTTTCCGCTTTGAAGAACGAGCCTCATGCTCCTACGACTTCCGGCGTTGTTATTAGGCCACTGAGAAATATATTTGATGAAGTAGAAACCCGGCTCAGGGATCGTGATGATCTGGCTGAGATCGCTGAAGAACTCATCAGATCTCCAACCACTGCCATCCTGCCTCAAGCCATTCTGGAATGTTACGTTCTGCCACTCATCAGTTCCTACCGCTGACCCTTGGACGGTGATATTGCCACCGCCTGCCCCCACAAGAGGAAGCTCGAGAGAGACGAGCGCAGAGTTCGCGCCAAAACCCTGCATGAAAACGCCACCATCATTCCCTGAAACGAGTGGATCGGTAACGCTTGGTGCAGTGTCTGTCAAAGTTGCAATTGGGAACGGGATAGGCGCACCGGCGCCGGGTGGTTCATACCCGACGAAAAAACCATCGACAGCGTTCCCGAATAGCGTCAGATGTTGATTAACGAATCCGTTTTCAGGGGGAACGATGTCCTCAGCGGCGAGCAGATTGAACTCCTCGCCGGCAGGAGGCGGCACGAGCTTGAAAAAGTGATCTGGAGCATTCGTTACGGTGTCAATTACAACCCTGTGGCCGTCAACACTTGAATCGAGTGTCGGCATGTCAACATCTGACAAATCGATAAGCTGATCGATTGGGTTGTTCAGTGTGTTGACGAGAACCCACGAACCTCCGGTGAAGTGGTACACACGAAGCTCGCTCGCAACGATGACGATGCGATAGCTTTCGTTGCCGTCGTCAAACTCGAAGCCAGCCGATGTATTCGGGCTTGTCGTCTGCGCTCCGAGCGTCATCTTCAGAATCGAGCGAATCGATCCATCTGCCTGAATCGGATAGCCGTCACCGCCCTGCCCGAATCCATCACCAAAGACGGAGGCATTCACAGGCTGCCCCGGCTCGATCCCGAGAATCTGGCAGAGGTCGAGTTCGAGTTCCTGAATCACATCATCGACTGACGAGACGAGTGTCGCGTCATTGGCTCTGCCTGCTCCAAGAACTGCCATTATCCTGGCTCCTCTGCGGCTGTTGGTACAGAATCGCCGCGCATGCTGTTGGTAACGTCGATGCTCTGCATCTGCTCACGACGTAGTGCGGCGAATGCTGGCACCCTCTGATCCTCGATGAGCCACACCGATGCGATCTCGCACGTCTTGTAGATGACTGCGTATGGTGCCCACACAAGCCATGCCGGTTCCTCTGTCAGTGTGAATGTTCGAGGAAATCCCTTCCAGCTAAATCTGATGACGTGTTGCTCTCCAGCGGCAGGGATCGGTCGCCAGTAGATTCGGTTGCCGTGGATGCAGAACGACACAGGATCTCCCTCTGTGTCGCCCCATTCGTTCATCATCGGGTTGAACTCTGGCTCATTGAGCCTTCGGTTGACATCTGCCGGATCGAACCACGCGCCGGTCACGAAATCTGGAACGATGAAGTCATCGATCAGAACACTTCGCATCAACGCGCTGCCTGGGAATCGAATCCATTCTTCGGTTTCGTTTTCCTCAATAGGCGTTGTGATGTTGTAGGTGCTGATCGTGTTGTCGTATGGAAACTGGTACTCCCTCGACAGATCAACAAGGGCTTGATTGACGTGCTGAAGCCCAACGTCAGCGGGATACCTGCCCTCTCCGACATCGAGTTGGGCGATGACGTTTGATACTGCCTCGGAAACGAGCATGGTGTCTCCCTACGACTCGCAGCGTCGTCCCTTCAGGATCGACTGAATCAGCTCCTGCTTGTTGAGTCCAGAATACGCGACACCCATCTTTTGCAAAATGCCACGGAGTTCCGGCACCTTCATCTTCAGAAGATCGTTCATCGCGTAGGCCTTGCCAGGAGAAGCAGGAAGGACATCATCTTCGTCGGCACCGTCGATGACTTCGTTGATGTCAGAATCTGACACGCCCTCATCTGCCGCCCTGCTGATCTCCTCGTCGACAGTGATCCAGCGTCTCTTGAAAGCACCGGAAGATTCGATGCGAGCCTGAATCTCCTCGTCATCGGTAATCAGCTTTCCTCGAAGCTCGATGGCATCTGAAGGTTTGATGCCACCGATCTTGATGATCGGGTATGAGGGAATCGATCTGTAGACCTTTTTCATTTGCTCCTCCTGTTGCGGGATAGGGGGCGGGGCCGAAGCCCCGCCCTTCCCGTCAGATTGATGATTAGCTTCCGAGCAGCGTCCACACGGCGTGAACTTCCGGCAGCGCGAGGCGCATGCCGCACTCGGTCTGGTAGTAACCCTTGCGGGTGTCCTCGTCGTTGTCCTGAGCGTTGTCCTTCCACTTCGTGTCACGACCACGCATCGAGACGTACTCGACGTACTTAGGATCGATGATGTAGAGCTCCTCGGTGTAGAGGGTGGACTCTGCCATCAGCGGGTGCGGAATGAGCATCAGCGAGCCGAACGGGGAACGAAGCTCCGTGACGTTCAACCCGTAGGTCTGCGACTTCGGCAGCGGATGGTTGAACTGGAACTGCGTGTTGTCCCGAACGACCTTGTTGATGTAGTTCAGGGCGGTGTACCCGACGAGTCCGATCTTGGTGTCCGACCCGTAGGTGAACGCCGTCTGCATCTCGTTCTCGAGGGTGTCGATGGTGAACCCGGTCATATCGACGATGCCCTGCGCGTTGGCGATCTGAGTACGGAAACCGCCCGTGGTGCGGATCTCCTTGCCGCCCGGTCCTGGCACTGCGGCCTGGATGCCGTGGAGGAATGCGTACTCCATTTTGATCATGTGCCGCTCGAGGGCTTCGCCCTTCAACTGCGGCCACGGCTTCATCGGACGGGTCCGCATCTGCTCGGCGGTGCCGGTGACTTCTGCGGTATCCTTGAAGATCTGCGTGTAGTTCAGCACGACCGAGGGCCGTCTGGACACTGCACCCGGAGCGTTGGAGCCTTCCTCGTAGGCCGAACCAACCCACCGGAGAACATCGGTTGCCGCGATGGAAACCGCAGCGGTCCCACCCCACTGACGAATGACCTCGATGGAGGTCCACGGCGACGCCGGAGGATCGACGATGAGGATGATCTCATCGGTCGACTCGTTCTTCAGAAGGTCGCCCTCCTTCAGGCCCTGCGCCGGTTCGGGGATCTCTGCGGTCACGGTCAGCGGGATCGTTGTCAGTGCCGGGTTCGCACCATCACCATCCGAGGGAAACGCCTGCTGCGGCAGACGCCACTCGAAGATGTGAAAGTAGGGGTCGTCCGTGGTGGACGACGGGAGCTTGGAAAGGATCTTGGTGAACGGAGCAGGGGAATCGGGAAATAGCTTGAACGCCAGTTCCCGATAGTTGAGCGGTCTCAACTCAGGATCGAGCCAGTCCCCTGACCCGTTCATGCCAAAGACAGTGTATGCGTCCTGGTTTGCCATGTCTGTTTCTCCTAAGAATCAGAGAAATCAGACTATCGACGGCTCTCCACGTATTCCCGCTCGAATTCCTCGAACTCGTTCGTCGTGGTGTTCTGAGGAGTTGACCCCCCGCCTCCAGAACCAGCACCACCAGCCGCCATGCGCGCGCGCTGCTGTCGCTCCTGCTTCTTCTGAGGAGCGGCTTGCTGAACCTGAAGCCCATCACCTGTGATCGCAACGTAGGCCGCGAAAGCTCCGCGCAGATCCTGAGCGGTGAGCTCTCTTTCGTCCTTCGTCGCCATCCGGTTAGTCAACGGGTTGTTCTCATCAATTGCCCACTGTACGAAACGACCTCGAACCTCATCGTTGGCGAGTGCCGGAAGTTCTTCAGCGAGAGAATCCATCTTTGACTCGACCGACGTTCTTGCCGTCGTTGTCGCGTCCTCCTCCTGCTTCATACCCACGTACTCTGTCAGCCTGTGAACCTGATCCACGAGTTGCATCAGGGCGCGCCCTCCTGACTGGAATCGATGTTCCATTTGGGCCGCTACCTTCGGATACACGTGGAGAAAATCAGACTCGAATGCACCGGACTCTGCCATCTCTTTGAGTTGTGGACCATAATGTCCTTCGAGCATGGCAGCGACCTGCTCAGGAGAAAGCTGCTGCTGTTGGGGCTGCTGCTCCTCTGGCTGTTGCATCCCACTCCTGAGTTCGTCGAATTCCTTCTTCAGTTCCTGATAGAGCTTGACGTGATGAAGCTCTTGATGCTCCCTCGTCAATAGCCTGTCGAGTAGCCCTGCTTTCTCCAACTCCAAAGCCGTGGCTTTCTTGCCACGAAGTTCACCGTAGATGTCATCGTTTGGAACGGTATACATCTTCGGTTGGCTCGAAACAGGTTCCTCAGTCGTTTGCTCGGTCGTCGGTTCCTCGGCAGCCTCTGTCTCCTCGACCTGTTCTTCCGTATCCTGTTGCTCGAGATCGAGAGTTCCCTGCTGCGGCTCCTCCTCCGCTTGTTCAGGTTCCTCCGCAATCTCTGGCTGAAGGTCGGAATCAACAACGTCGTTCGGGAGACGGGAGTCAGCGAACTCCTTTGCGAAGCTGTCAATTTCTGACAACTGCTCCTGACCCTGTTCCTGTTCGTCCTGTTTTCCCTCTTTCTTTGCCATATCGACGCCTTTCTGCGGTCCCTATGGGTCGCCGCGAGTTACAGGTGGTCGGGGCTAAACGCCCTCCTCCCGGTTTAACTTTGCCACTGCCTCATCATACCGCTCCTTTTCTTCCTCCCACTGATCGAGCAAATCGAAATCAGCGAAAAGGTTCTCGGTACGAGCCTGAACACGACCAGCCGCGAACACCGCGACGTGTGGTTCGTGCTGAGTGGCGTTGTACATGAGGATGTCGTTCATCTGCTCTCTGAGTGTCGCCATCATGCCGCGAACCCATTTCGCATCCGAGAGCTTCTTGATCGCCTCGTTGTACGCGGCTCGATTCGCCTCGAGCCATGCCCCCATCTCCTCCACAGCCTCGTCGTTGCGTGTCATACACCTCCCATGATGTTCATTGGCACCATATTACCCATCTCGACCTGACGGGCAATTTCCTGATCATCAACCACACCTGCCGGCGCCCCGCCCCCTTGCGGTGCCTGTGTCATCTCAGGGGTCTGACCCGGAAGGGTTCCCATTGGACTAGGTTGACTCTGGACATAGAAGTTGTCGAAGAAGTTGATGCCGTTCGCCTTCAGGAATTCATTGAAGATCTTCTGAACATCGATCACACGACCGTCCACACCTGGCTGCATCAACTGTGGGGCCTGGGCCAGAATCTGCATGATGCTGCCCCACAGTGCAGCCTGACGTGCTGGATCTTCTGCCATCGTCGGAGTGCGCGGTACGTAGTCGTAGTTCCCGGCCAGATCCTCTGGAGTGACAACAATGGACTGAACGCCCATAGTCTCGGCTAAGGCACCACCAACCCTGTATGCCTGTTCGAGAGTGGTGAACTCCTGCCGATTCGACACAAGGCGTTCAGCCACGGTCTTGATGACTTGCCGGTCGAGCATGCGAGCAATGGTGCCGAGCCTCATCGTTGCTGACTGGTTGACCGTCTCGACTTCACCGAGGGTGCGCTGCTCCGACAGGGGCATTCCCTGCATCGTGTCAGGGGTAGCACCCATCCGTTGCGTCATGGTCAGGAAAGCCTCGGTGAGCTTCAGGTGTCCACCAGTGACATCGGTGATATTGAACTGGCCGTACATGCTCTGAATCGGGAGGATGCCGCGCTCGTGGAGAGCCTTGCCCTTCTTGGTGAGCCGGATGTGACGGGCCGGTCCCGGCGAGTTCATGTCAACTCTGGACATCAGATCGTCGTTGTAGATAACCTGATCGTTCACCATCTTGCGCGTGTTCGTGATGTGAGAGTTGGTGAACCAGTCTGAGGCGTCTTGCATGCCGATAATTTGTTGGGCTATGCCCGGTACGAACGGTGCATGTTGATCCATGTCGCCCTGACCCAAGGAGTAGGTGTACTCATTGTGCGAATACACCGACTTGTGCGCCCGGACGATCAGCTCGCAAGAGACGCCTCGAGACTGGCCCACACAATCGAACCACCAAATCTGCGGATAGGTGTCCTCGCTCAAACCCCACTCTGACGGGATGAGCTTCCACTGAATCCTGTGGAGAGGCATGATCGGATACTTGCGCTGCCCATGATCTGTCGAATAGCCACCATCGACGTTGCGCGAATCGATTTCCCGCTGCTCATAGGTGCCGAGCTTCAGGCGACGAGCCTCATCGACATTGAAGTAAGGCCCCTGATCCATGTCGAGACGCCGTTCTTGCAGATAGAGCCAGGTAACGAAATCAGTGTGTCCCACGTATCCCATCTTCTGCACATCTGCGATGGGGAACTGAGGATCGGGCAGGAAGTATCGAGGATCGATGCAGCGGACGTTGTTCCACTCCTTGAGAAGTGAGTAGCTGTCAGAAACTGACAAGCCGAGGGCGCGCGCGAGGTCCGGGTCAATGCCGAGCTTTTCGGCCTGCGACTTCTTCTCCCCATACTCCTGCTCCCACGTGTCGTACCAGATCCCCATGCCGTACTTTTCTTCGCCCATGATGAGTTGCCAGACTTGGAGGTCGATGTTCGACTGCTCCATGTCGTAAATGCCGAGGACTTCGTGCAGCCGTGCGCCGTGGAAATCTGAGGATTCTCGAGGCTGGAAGTGAAGAAATGGGTCACGCTGAGTCAACAGCGAGTAGATGTGAGCCGCACGAGTCATCACGGTGGAATAGGTCAGCGGGATACAGATGGCCCGCTTGAAGGGCATCTCTCGTTTGTTTGGATCATAGGTCTTGTCACCGAGCCGAGCTTGCCGCCGAAGATCGACGTAGAGACGCATGTTCTCGTCAACCTTGTCCCAATCCTCGTATCGCTGCTCGATATGTTCACGCGCCGCCCTGACCTTCTGACCAATCTCAGTGATGAGCTTGGAATGCAGACCATCAGGATGTCGTGGATTCAGACGCACGGATAGCGGCTGCTCCATGACCGAAACGCGAACTCCGGGTTGACGCTCGACGGAGTTTCGTGGATTCTCTACGCTTTCCATTTCAGCCATCAGACACCCCACAGTCCCTGTCCGTGATTTTGAGCCGCCTCGTGCTGGAACTCTCGCTCGACTCGAATGTCACTGCGAGCCGCCTCGAGTGACTGAGCAACTTGCCACGATGAATTCGGAGCCTCCACACACGCCCAATACCCGAACCCGTCAGAGGCGTGAGTGAGCAACGACCGCTCATCGTCAGCGTTCTTGATCTTCTCAACGTCGCTTCCTGCCTCGTTCAGTATGACATTTTCCAAATCCTCAATGAAAATCGTGGCCTCCTCCTCGTCAATCAACAACGGTTGCCACAGGCCGGTGCCTCGCAAGACATCGTTGACAGTGAGGATTCGATCCCGAGGATTTGGGTTGGATTTTGGAAGGAAGAACTGAACGTCGGACGTGTGGTTGCGAAGCTCCGCTTCGATCAGGTCGTAGTGACTGAAGCCGGTCTGCGAACTGCCACCCTGTCCCGAGGCGTCACCGTAGATGTGGATGCCGCCAGGATGATCTGGGAAACGACGCTTCAGCTTGGCGCACATGTTGTGGACGTTCGTGCGCCCGGTCTCCTCGATCTCAGTGATGACCACAGGCTGCCCGTCGAGCGTAACCTGGATGACCGGCCAACACATGCGCGCGATGTTGAAGTCACACCCGAGCGCAATGGGTTGGCGAGGATTGTAGTATTCCTTGAACACGCCCTTCTGGACGTTGATCTGCCGCTTGTACTCGTGGTACGCCGCATTCTGATTGAAGTCGACGAACTCTCCCTCGTACTCCTGCTGCCGCCATGCGCCCGAATACTGCGCCTCAAGCTGCTTGAGAAAGAAGTCGGGGAGGTAAATGTTCGACGAGGTGGGGCACTGAATGACATGGAACAGATCCTTCGATCCGTCACGAATGAAGTTCTTGTAGACCCAATTGACCTTGCCACGTGGTGTCGTCGTCACCCAAGCTCGGCCAGGATTCAGACGCAGCCGGCCAACCATGATCTTCCACGCGAGCTCGTCCATCATCGCGCCCTCGTCCAGCCAGAACCAGCCGAGGTTGGGTCCGCGAAGCCGCTCCGGTTCATCAGCGGAGCGCAGCAAGATTTTCTTGCCATCGACCAGCCTCATCGTCATGTCGGACTTCACGTACTCAACGATGAGATCCCCGAAAATCTCCTTGATCGTCGCAATCGTCGCGTCCGCAAGCATGCGGTAGGTCGGAGCCGCCACCAGCCCCGTCGTGTTCGGAGGCATCCTCAAAATTTCAACGGCACCGGAGAAGGTTTTACCAGCCCCGATGCCGCTGACAAAGGCCCTGAAACGCTTGGATGATCGATGGAACTCAGCCTGTGGCGGCGTCGCCGCCATCTTCACCCTGAACGTCTGCGTCTGCGTGTCAGGATCTGACAAAGAACCTCCTTCATTCCCCTCGCGGCTTGCAGCTTCTTCACGCCACTGTCCTCGTCGTGCAGGACAGAATCAGCATGGGAGATCATTTCCTCAACTGTCGGTTCCGAGGCTTCTTCTTCCCGCTTTTCTTCTTCTTCTTGCATCCCACTGGAAACCCCCTCAGTCCTGGTACGCCTTCACGCCCTTTCGGTACTCAACCGCCGAAGAATGAGATGCTGACCAGCGCGAGGAAGAACACCACGGTCAGAAAACTCTGCACGTGCCAGAACGTCGCGTTGATCGTGTAGTTCCGGTTGATCGGATCGTATGACCACGGCTTCTTCAACTTCATCAGTACCCCTCCTTCGGTTTGGGAAACTCGTCGATGCCATCCACGAAGCCACATGTGGGCTTCCTGTTGCGCTTCGCCGCCTCCGACAAGAACTCAGAGTCGCGCCCCGTGGTGCATGCACCCTCCCGGCGCCGCGACATGTCGTCCATGTCGTTCTCGATCTCACGCGGCTCCATCTCGGCCTTCAAACCCTCGTATGCCCTCGGACTCCGCTTCGCCATAATGCCTCCATGTTTTCCCGTTCAAAATACGGCTGATCGTCGATGGAGAAACACCAACAATCCGAGCGATCTCGCGCACTCCCAACCCATCATCCCTCAAGATGAAGATATTCCCGATGTCAACTTCTGACAACCGGGCGCGAACATTCGACTCGCCTGATCCAAACGGCATGATGCCAAAGTTACCATAATTCTATATCGGGAAGGTGTTGCATCATAAGGGAGGATCTTCGGTCGGGGTGGCCTTTAACTAGGTTTCCGCACTACCGCCCCC